CAGTCTCCACGATCTGAACGACTTGCACGGCCGACGCTCCTTCGCAGGTTGTGGGTTATGTGAAGCCCTGATCCTGTAGCAGATCAGGGGGTTAGGGGGTGCGGCGCGGCCTTGGCGATGGCGGCGTCGACCTTGGGAAGAAGGTCGGGCCAGATGCCGCCGGCTTTTCGCAGCGCCAGCAGTGCGTCGAGCAGATCGGGTAAATCGCCCGAATCCAACAAGATCAGGGCCTAACCCCGTGCGTGACGCACGATGACGCTTTAGCAGGTGCGTCAATGGTGCGTGATGCACACGCCTACGTCAAGCTTTGGCTTGGGCTGAACACCAAGTTCAGCTGTTCGTCGTTGATCTCGATGTCTCCGTAAGGCCCGACGTGCAACTCGTGGATGTTCAGATCCTCAATGTAGCCTTGAGCAGAGAGCCATGCGATCACGTCCTCCGGGTAGGGCTTTTTCTTCCACGTCATCTCCTGGTCGGGCGCCCATTGCAACCTAAATTCGGCCAGCGCCTCGCGCACGACAAAGGGTTTCGTCACCCTGAAGGCCGCGTTCTGGTAGTCGGAATAGCAGCCGGTGGCTATCAGCAAGATGTCGTTACGCTGTTGGGTCATTTGGATTGCTCCGCCTCGATCAGCAGGTCGAGGAGGTGCCGGGCCTTCTTCAGATCCTCGATCCCACCCTTCGCGCGCCAGCGGTTGACGTACTTGATGATGCAGCCCTCGGCGAACGGGATGCCGTTCGCGTGGATGTACTCGAACGGTTGGATCCGCATGGCCTTGTAGTGGTCGCCACCTTCCTGGACGGCGAGGGCGGGGGTTCCGGTCCACGAGGGGACCGTGGGCGTGCCGGTCCGTGAGGGGGTCGTGGGTGTGCCGGTGGTGGGTTGCAGAGGTGACGACAGCGCCGGGGCGGCGGAAAAGGTGCCCGCGCAGGCATTGTGGAGACCCCACTGCTGAACCGTTTTGCAGTGGGGGCAGATGTAGAAGTTTTGTCCGCTGATCATCCTCGTTCCTTCATCGCCAGCAGCAGGGCCTCCTGCACGCTGGCCTTGGTCTTCAGCCGGGCGAGCACGGTCTCGTCGACGGTGCCGCCGGCCACGATCCGGTGCACGTACACCGGGCGGTCAGGCGTAGCGCCAGCGAAAGCCGGCGTGCGCCTTAAGTTTCTCCCCCGGGGTTGCAGCTTCCCACACGCGGTCACGCCTCGCGCCCGGGGTGGCGGCGCACGCCGCGAGGATGGTCGGAAAGAAGGCAGTCGAACCATCGGGGGCGACCCGATAGACCGGCTGTGCTTTGGGGTGGGCTTCGCCGCGCGTCGGGTTCGTCAGCCCTGTCTTGTGTGCGTGCAGCGCGTTTTCAGACGCCGATACCCACTCCAGATTGGTGGCGGTGTTGTTGAGCTTGTCGCCGTCCTTGTGGTTGACGAACGACCGACCGACCGACGGTGCGCCGTGAAACGCCGCGCAGACAAGACGGTGCACCTTCTCGGTCTTGGCGCCCCCCATCTTTCTAAGGCGGACTGTCGCGTACCCCCGGCCGTCAACGCACTGGCGCAGGTGCGCTCCGGGTTGCGCGCCACGTGCGCGACCTTGGCGAATCACGTCGCCGAGGTCGCTGACAAGGTAGAGCCCCTCATAGCCAGGGCATGGTGCAAGTTTCGGATCAGTCACGGCGCTCCTTCATCGCTTCGAGTAGCAGGTCTTGCACCGACGCTTTCGTCTTGAGCCGGGCCAGAACTGTTTCGTCTATTGTCCCACTAGCTACGATGTGGTGTACAAAGACCGAGCGATTGTGTCCAGATTGAGATTGACGAGTTGGCCCGATGCGCTCAATCACTTGACTGTGGGTTTCGAGATCCCACCACAAGCCGAAGAAGGCGATGATGTTGCCGCCGTCCTGGAGGTTGAGTCCGTGGCCAGCCGATGCAGGGTGAGCGAATAGAAGCGGTATCCGCCCGGCGTTCCAGTCCTTGATCGTCGAAGGCCCAGTATCCAGTGCCCGACCCTGAGGAAATGCACGGACCAGCCGTGCGAGGTCCGACTTGAAGTGGTAGGCCACCAAGACGGGCATGCCGTTCGCTTCTTCCACCACGCTGCGAAGCGCGTCAATTTTTGCATCATGGATCTCCTGCCAGTCGGCGCCCTCGTCGGTGTAGAGCGCGCCGTTGGCGAGCTGCAGACACTTGATCGTCAGGCTCGCCGCGTTGAATGCCTCGACGTTCTTGCCGTGGTCGAGGGCGAGGAACATCTCGCGCTCGAGTTCCCGGTACTGGCGGCGGGCCTTCTCCGGTAGCTCGACGCGGATGACGTTCTCGACCAGCGGGGGTAGGTCGAGGAAGTCCTGAGCGCGCACGGTGATCGTGCACTCGGCGAGCAGCCGGTGGATCTCGGCCTCGGCGCCGGGCAGCGGCAGGACCGTGCCGCCGAACTGCTGGCCGGGCTTGCGCTTGACCATGAACCACCGGTCCTGGAACGAGCTGAACGAGCGGCCGAGGCGCTGACCGGCGTCGATGAACCACTGCTGCCCCCACAAGTCCAGCAGGCCGTTCGGCGCCGGGGTGCCGGTCAGGTTGACCCAGCGGCGCACGTGCTTGTGGGCCACCTTGCCCAGCGCCTGCGCGCGCTTGCCGCCCTGCTTGACCCTGAACGACTTCAGCCTGGTGGACTCGTCGGCGATCACGGTCTTGAACGGCCAGGCCGCCTCGCTCGCCGCCCAGTCGATCAGCCACTCGGCGTTCTCGTAGTTGATGCACACGATGTCGTTGCGGCTGCGCAGCACCCGGGCGCGGTCGCCGGCCGAGCCGATTGCGGCGCCGACCTTCAGCCCCGACAGGTGCGCCCACTTCTTCACCTCGTCGGGCCACGTCGTCGAGGCCACGCGCAGTGGCGCCAGCACCAGCGCGGGGAACGGGTCGGCGCACATGCTCAGGCCCTCCAGCGCGGTGAGCGTGCTGGAGGTCTTGCCCGAGCCCATGCCGGCGAACACGTTGCAGCGCTCGTTCTCGACGATGTGGCGGATGATGGCGCGCTGATAGTCGCGGGCCTTGAATGGTTGGGTCACGCCACACCCCACACCGTTACCGTCCGCGTGCGCCGGCCGGGCAGCGTGACGTGGCCGACCGGCCGGGCGCGGCGCGCACGGCACAGTTCGATGATGAACGCCGACGCGGCGGGCACGCTCACGCCCATCTCGGCCGCCAGCTCACGCGCCGGCCGGGGCTTGGCGCTGAGCAGGTCGAAGGCTTGCTTTTGGCGTGGGCTCATGCCGCCCCAGCCGTCGCTTGGATCATGCGCTGCACCTCGCGCATCGCGGCCTGACGCTGGCGCACGCGGCGCTGGCGCTCGGCGTTGCTCAGCACTTGGCGCTTGGCGTCGGGCTTGTCACCCCACGCGAAGGCCGGGCGCGTCGGGTAGCCCCGCGGGTCCGGGTGCCACTCGGCGATGTGGACCACGCGCGGCAGGCCGGCGACGCGCTTGCGGAAGGGCACGAGCCAGTGGCGCACCGTTTGCACGTGCAGGCCCGAGGCCTCGGCAAGGTCGGCGTAGGTGTGCGGGCCTTCCATCAGCGCCGTCAGCAGCACGCGGATGGCCAGCGGGTTCGGGCGCGACTTGGCGCCGGGGGCTTCCCACTTCACGACAGCAGCTCCTCGACGCCCTCGATCGAGTCGATCACGACCACGCGCTGGCCCATCTTGCGCATGCGCTCGTGCTCGCGCAGCTGGTAGGCCTCGGGCTTGACGCCGCTCGCCTTCAACTCAACCCAGATGACCGGGGGTGTGAGGTCGCCTTCTACCCAAGGCAGCATCACCAGCCGATCCGGCGCGCCGCGCCGGCCTTGCCACACAACCTTGCGGACCTCGCCGCCCAGCGCCTTCACGCGCTCGACGAGGTGGCGCTCGATGTCACGCTCACGCATGGATGTCTCCGAGGATGATGACGAGGCACGAGGTGATGATCCACACCACGTAGGCCGCGGCGCCGATCGCGATGACGGGGATGAGCCAGGTGGGCTTCATGCGTCACCCCCGATGATCCGGCCGAGGTTGATCAGGACGAGCACGGCGACGCCGCCCGACAGCACGCC